GTTTGTCATTATCTTTTCCATTGCTGGTGCAGGTCTCGCTTTCATTGCGTCCATTGCCTGCGGCGTGGGCCACAATATAAACTCTGTTCCGTCTATGGTTTGCTCCGTTGGCCATAGACGGAACAATAAACGATTGTGAGGTGTAACCTCCGGCTTCCAAGTCAGCAAGGACTTCGTCCAATCCCAGGGTGACGTGACCATAAACATTTTCACAAATGATCCAAGTGGGTTTTGCCTGTGTAATAATTCTGTGCATTTCCGGCCAGAGGTGGCGGTCATCCTCATGCGCTTTTTGCTTTCCAGCAATACTAAAGGGCTGGCATGGATAGCCACCAGTGATAAGGTCGATTCCTGTGTAGTCTTCACCATTTAACTCTCTAATATCTTTGTGTTTTGGTAGTTTAGGCCAATGTTTGTTAAGAACCTTCCGGCACTCACTATCGATTTCACACTGAGCTACCGTTTTGATCCCAGAAAATTGGGCGGCCAATGTAAATCCGCCGATCCCCGTAAATAAATCTAAATGCTTAATCATGTTCATTAACTCAAAATACTAACAATGCGCTATATTTTATTACTTAACCGCTTCCCGCATTTTCTTAACTGCATCTTTTTCTCTCCACTTAGTAACTCTACATTTATCACAGCAAAATCTGGCACGCTTAGTTCCATAGAACTCTTTGTTACATTTTATATTTTCGCACTTCTTTTTCTTTATCATGGGATTATTGTAACGCAATAGCGTATCTTGTCAAGCAATAAAAACCAAAGGATCACTTAGAGAGCTGGTTAATATCAGACTTCACCATCTTTGCTTGCCGCCTCAGCATTCCGCAACACTCGTTTATTGATAGAGCTTCTTCATCGCTTAACAATACATTCATCAATTTTCGCTGTTCTTGCTTTAGCTCTTTACGCAAACGCCTTAACTCTTCCTGTAGCTCTTTCACGCCACCACCCCCACAATAGGCATACACAGCCAAGGCTTCTTAGATGCCACACCTATTATCTCGAATTTATTTCCCAGCGTTATTGATCCCGCTTGTTTTAACTGCTTTAGCCGGTCAATTATTGTTTTTCTTTTTAAAGCCATATTGCGAACCAGCCATTCGACAGTAGGGTATATCCCGTGTATACGAAAATAGCTTGTTATTTTTTCTAGTGTTACGTCTAGTGCGTTCATGTATTACTCCGGTCAAAATCAAACATATCTTCTTGAAATGCAGGCTTTGGAACGTCAAGCCCAATTTCAGATAAGTGCATCATCATTAAAAAATAAATGCTTTTCGCACACGTATTTTCTTCATCTAGTGGCATGGCATCTTTAAAGCCATTGGTCTCAATAAAACAACTCAACCCACCACCTTTTGTATCTGATATTTTTATCGAGAAATCCGCCACATCATCCACCTGTTGTTAGTTAGCCCATGATCTGGCCTCTGCTCACCTTGAGTGAACATTTCTGGGTCATTGAAGGTTTTGCGCATTTCTCGCCTAAACTTCCTATGCCCTTCTGAGTCTACACGCTGGCTTTCGCTTATTCTTGCCATCGCATTTTTTAGTAATTGATTGAAACTAACATAGCCATTATTCATAGTCTTACACCTTCATTTTGAGAAATAACACCATGAGCAGACTTAACAAATCGGTAGTTTGCCAACTGCTGCTCAAGCGCTAAAGTAAAGTTTTCACCATGCCTAAACTTACCGCTATACAGCTCGGTCAGCCCAGCATTAGCATTGTTAGGATCATCCTTTACCTTCGCTTCATCGTATAAAAATAAAACCAAATCACTATCCTGCTCAATCGCTCCAGACTCGCGCAAGTCTCTAAGGCATGGCCTTGGGTTGGCTCGCTTCTCATGATCCCGGGACAGCTGAGACAAGGCGATTACAGGTACATCTAAATCCATAGATAAACCTTTTAACTTTCTAGTTATGTTTGCCACCTCTCGCTCTCTTGACTGCCCGTCCGATCCGACCAGCTGTATATAATCAACGATAATCAAATCTAGCCCGTTGTTATTCTTCATTGATCTAGCATGGGCGCAAAGCTGATTTATGTGAATACCGTTATCAATAAACCGAATGCTTGAATCTCGAATGCTTTTAATCGTATTTTGCAAAATAGACCATTCACCCTCGTTCATATCTTTGTCGCGTATCTTGTTAAAGTTTATTCCTGAATGGTTGCTAGCCATTCGTCCCATTAGTTGAGCTGCTGGCATTTCTAGCGAGTAATAAGCTATATTGCTGTTTCTCAGGTTGTAAGCGATATTCAGCGCAAGGGTAGATTTACCTTGACCAGTTCCTGCGGCAATGACAATTAACCCACTAAACAAACCGCCTGTATGCTCATCAAAAAAACCGCTCTTTGTTTCTGAGTCTGTTCGCTTCATCCATTCTGCAAACTCTTTTGTTGCTTGATAGCTATCCTTGTCGTCAGTCTTTTGGGTTTTTGTAAGGTCGTTAACCAACTCTTGAGCTTTAGCCATTTTTTCTTGCGTGCTGTCGTCCTCTCCACCAAGAGCTATTATTTTTGATCCAGTATTAACAAGCCGTCTAAGGCTTGACTGATCAAGAACTATTCTTGAGTAAGCACTAACATTTGAAGAGCTTGGAACCCTGCATAACTCAGACAGTCCAAACATCCCGCCAACTATATCAAGATCATTTTTACTCAAAAGCTCCGATATACTTATTGGGTCAATAGGCATTTTGCTATCAATAGCTTTTTCAGCCGCCATGAAAACAATCCGGCTTGTTTCGTCATAAAAGTCATCTGCGCATACGTTTTGAGAAGCTTGGTTAAACGCCTTTTCTCCTGTAAGCATAATCGCGCCTACAACTGCTCTTTCTGCATCTAGTGAAAAAGTCTTCATTTCTTAGCATCCCATTTTTGTTGATTACGTAACCACCCTCTTGCCGAGGCCTCCCAGTCTTTCATCATATTTCCGTTAGATAGCTTCCATCCTTGCTGGGCGTAGTAGTCGATCATTGCCCTAGCAGTTGCTCCATTATCTGCAGGCCAATTAACTGAAATCATAAAGTCTGTTAGCTCTTGCTCAGTAGGGGGGGAGAATCTTTTAGTCTTCTTATTTTCTTTAGTTCTTAGTTCTTGGTTATTAGTTCTTAGTTTATAGTTAGGGTTATTTTGGCTAACCGAATCTAACCCAGTGGGTTTATTTTGGGTTACGCTGTAAGCCTTGGCTTTACTTGGTCTACCGCCTTTTGAGCCATTTAATTTATTTTTCTTTGCTGTTTTCTTATATTCTTTTATATTTTCTTCGCAGCGAGATTGAATCCAACCTTTTTCGGTTAAAGTAAAAAATTCCTCAAGTATGCTGTTTGCTGTATCCGATTCGCTAGCCATTCGCAACCGACGAAAAACCGAGTGGGTTTCAACTGGAATAGGCTTTTCAGTGTCGTAATAATAGTTGATCAAACGAAAATAAATAGCCTCCTCAATAAGACTTAGGTGTGCAGTGCTTAGTGTCCAGCCAGCTATATTGAATTTGTAGTAGTGCATTAGGAACCCTATAGTTTGCCCCCTTGGTCGAATTGCCGCGAACGGTTAACCGAGGGAGGTTTAGAATAGGCAACAAGGGGACAAACTATAAGATTCCTTATTACCGCTCATTTGCTCTTTCGAGCCGCCAGTTTTCGACACTGGTATTACTTTCCGATACTTAAAACGCCTCGGAGTACGGCGATGTGCTTATTATACTATAACTGTTTTTGTTGTAAAGCTACTTTCCAGTAATCCCAAAGCCGCCATTTCTATCTTCACCGCCAAGCTCATCTACAACGGTTAACTCATCGCTATAATGATCAACAATAACCATTTGAGCTATGCGGTCGCCTTTAGATACTTTATACGCCAAGTTACCAAGGTTTATTAATAATATTTTAACCTCGCCACGGTAGTCTGAGTCGATAACACCTGCAAGCGTTGATATGCCATATTTATAGGCCATACTGCTACGATCTTTAATTATACCTACCTTACCCATAGGTATTTCCCACGCGTAGCCAGTAGGCACTAATACGCGTTGCATAGGGCTTATAACAAAATCCTTGTCAGACTGTAAATCGTACCCAGCCGCGCCCGTTGTTTGTCTTGCCGGTATTGGTAAATCGCTTAATTTTTTAACTTGCATTGATGCTCTCCGTTTTTATTTTTCTGTTCAACTCGCCTAAGTACTTTAGGACCGGTACAGCTTTGTATTTTTCAGTGTTCAGCTTTAGCACGTTTTCATAGTTCGTTAGCTCGCACACTGCCTCGTTATCGCTTAATCTAACTATCACCCAACTCATGCTCACCCTCCATACCATCAGCCCATCCCCTAGCTATTAGGGCTGCACCAAGAATCTCTTTGCCGTGTTCAGCGAGCAGATAATCAAAGCCGCCGTAGTAGTCTAGGGCTGCCCCTATCGTTTCCATGTCGTCTGCTAACTGGCGCAGAGCGGTTATGAGTTCGGGTTTTGTTGGCTGGTTATCTGTAGTCATTGTCTCACCTCAATTAACGCATTATTTGCAATATTCCACGTTGCCGAAAGTTTAGCGCCATCACCTGCAACTATTTCTTGATGCTGCTTGATGTCACTCAATGCCTTTTCCAGCTTTTCGATGTGATCTGCAATTTCTATAGCTACGTCGTTTTTTCTGGCTACGCATTCGTACAGCCATTGTAGTCGTCTACGATTCATTATTTCACCTAATCAATTATTAAAACGTCTCTTTAGAATTAAGGCACTCATCACAGAAATACCCTTCTTCTCGTTCGTTGTAATGCTCTAATACAAAGTCTTTATCACATGAGAAGCAGCTTTCTATCTTAATGTCGCTGATAACGGCTTTTAATTCGCGCTTGTAGGCTTCGTAGTGCTTAGTTGGTACAAACAGGTGTCTAACTTCTTTCATGCCGTTAGCGTGCCTTTGTTTGCGATGAAGCTCTTGTTTCTTTGCATTGGTTAGCGGCATTATCGCTCTCCTCAAAATAGTATTCTTTGCCATTTTCACTGCATTCAAGATCGTCTGGTTTGTTGCAAGATATGCTATCTTTAGCATTAAAACAGCATTCACTGCATCCATATTTATATCGATCTAAGCGGTCAAAAACTTCTATTCTTATTAATTTATCCATTGGGTATTATTCCTATTGGTGTCGCCTCGCATACAATGCAGATCCGCGCCCAAACTTTTTGCCCGGGTCTAAAACTGTAACCATCCTTGGCTTTCCCGCAGCGCAGGCATCTTTTAAAGCGCATACTTATAAGCACTTGCAGAAGTAGCTAACACCTTCGTGAGTAAAGTAAATGTTCTCTTCTCCGCACTGCGTGATAACCATGTTTGGGTACTTGTTTAAGTCGTTGCGATCTATTTCTCTTGGGTAGCTCATTTCGTATCTCTCTCTGCTTGTGTATGTGTTCTATTATACGTAGTTACGCGTAACTGTCAAGTACTCATTTCAACTAAATTTTAAGCAAAAAAAAAGACCACCGAAGTGAGCTAAGGGCTATAACAGCCGAGGGGAAAATCTATTGTAGCATCAAAATGGGATGTCATCGAATGAATCTTGTGGGTTCTGCTGTGCTTGCGGCGGCGCCGGTCTCTGTGCCTGTTGTACTGGCTGCTGTGCGCCATCACTCCAGAAAACCTTGCAGTTACCAAGTATAGCGCCGCTATTCTTTTCGCCACCCTGCGGCACTTTTTGCGTTATCATGCCGTTGTTGTCATACTGATCTTTGTTGTCAATATCAATAAACACTGTTGCGTCAAGGTATGTACCTTTAGCACCTGAAAACAAAAGCGCTTTATCAATCTTTGTTACATCAATCTTTAATTCTACACCGATCTTACTCATTACTCTCTCCCGGCGGTATACGCCATAGTTGATATACAGGAATCCATTGTTCTCGGTTATTTACTGATAACGGAGATTCCTTTGTTTTGCAGTGTTATGTGTCAATTATTTTTGAATTATTAAAATCTTCCAGCTCCCAATCCCACCTCCAAGGCGCACTAATATCTCTCCACTTACCATCTCCTAAAGCGCCGCTGCTTTTAACTTGTTCTGCACCGCATTCACACTTCCTACAATAGTAAATAAGACCCCTTGTTTTCTTTCTGTATTGTACCCATGCGTGACCATCTTCTTTGCCTTTAAGCCACATAACAAAACGGTCAAATACACTCCGCTTCGCTGCGTCGGACTCACTACAATTCACTTCGTTCATTTTCGTTCTCCGTTTACCGCAAAGGTTATGTGTTAACCCATTCAACAAGGGCACTTATTTTTTCATGCGTTCTTTCTAATTGCTCTATAGTCATACTTTTAAAGTCAATTGGTGAGCCATCACAAAAATTAACATCGATAATATGTTTTGCATACTTTTCCATCATCTTAGCTGTATGCATTGTAGGGTCTTCACTTAATGTCTTTGTTAAAAACTCTTTTGATTTCATGCATTTCTCCAATTGTAAACACATAACAACCGCTTTCAAATCGACGGTTGTATATTAGTTTCTTTTTTGGCATCTTGCAGCCGCGCTTTAAAGCTAGGGTTAGGGGGCTTTATGCCAAGCAATGAAAGAGTGTTTAAAAATCCAGAGTCTGCCGTTAACGCAGTACACATTCAATCACTTACTCAATCTATCGCCTTTATAGCTACCGTTGTTCTATTATATCTTTTTTCAGCTATAGCTCTTTTGTGCATTATTGCTTTTGATCTTCCTGTAAAGGAGCTATCCGAACAATCCCTTGTGGCTTTATCTCTATTTGGCTTATCACCTCTTGGGTTAAGTTTGTTTCTGTGGCGCACCGTTCAAAAAATAATTTGCTGGCGAATGTACGTATATGGTAAAAAACATTTATCAATGTAGTCATTTAGATAATACCCCTAACAAGTTGTTTAAATTCATTCCAGCCGCAAAAAGCGCGGCTTCCATCGGACTGCGAAAAGAACAGCCGTTTAACAAGGCGTTATGTGTTGATAAGTGCGTTCTTAGCTAGATCAATTGCATATACCTTACGCTCATCGACGGCAAGCTTATCAAAAGCCTCAACAAGAGTTTCTAATGCTATCTTTAGTCTTAGCGCATCATCCTTTAAAACCCACTCGTGCATACTAGGGTTTTTTCTGTCGCCGGTTTTCTTGCACTGCATTTTCACTACGTCGCCATCACCTACATAAACATCCATAATTCTACCCTCAGTTAAATTTTAATTATCTATACATAACAACTATGTCATGCCGCTTCGCTCGGACTGTTTCCGCTTCGCTTCAACAGCCGCACACATAAAAGGTTATATTTACACCAATAAATAACTATTTTTCAGCCGTATATACGCCTCGCAATCAGCAATACTGCCTTGGTGTAAAACACTTTCATCTTCGTATTTGTAGCGATCATCGTCGCTTAGGTCAAACTCAACTACTTGATATATACCATCATACAAATGTCTAACTTTCAATTCTGTAGCCATATCTTGCCTCCTTAATATAACAACGCATTCAATTGGAGCTTCGTCGCGTTGCTCCTTGCCCTGTTAATGTGGGGTTATATTTCGTTTATATCGTATTCTTTTAAGGTTAGGGTTGCATATTGCTCATCCCCGTCAATACCGTCATACCTTATTTCATGAATCCACTGAATGCCACTATCCCTAACGTCTTGAAATTTAACAGACGTAAAGCCACCAAAATACTCTTCAATCTTTTCGTCTAACATGGATGAATCAAAAACACCTAAAACCTCATCTTCCTCAAAAAGCACAAACATAAATCTCTCCGTAAAAAATATAAAAACGTAATCTAATCGTTAAGACTTACGCTTTGCCTTGCGCTTATCTTTATCAAACGCTTCTTGCAATATCGCCCTAAGCTCTATGCTTTGGTTGGTCTTGTTGTTTTTTGCGCGATCTATTAACACTTGCTTTTGATCTGGGTCGACAATCTCCGCAGCCTCATCGCAGATCGCGTGGCAGCCCTTCGTCTCCTTCTTGCTCAGACCAGCATCCTCACAGGCGGCGTGGCACATCTCCGGGGTGTCCTCAACGACAACATCGCAGGCCTGGACGCAGACCTTCATCATCTTCTTGCTGAGACCAGAGCTCTCACAGGCGTCGAGGCACATCTGTTTGGGGTCCTCCTCGGGCTGCTCAGACTCCTCGGGCCTGTCAGTCTCGACAATCTCCGCAGCCTCATCGCAGATCGCGTGGCAGCCCTTCGTCTCCTTCTTGCTCAGACCAGCATCCTCACAGGCGGCGTGGCACATCTCCGGGGTGTCCTCAACGACAACATCGCA